GGTAACTTAACTTACAATCCTTCAACTAATACTCTTACAGTTAATAACTTCAAGTCAACTACTGACTTCGAGGTACAGGGTAACTTAAACGTTACTGGAGCATTAACATTCTTCCAGTCACAGGTTGGTAGTATTGCTAACCATGACACTGATGCTCTTACTGAAGGAAGCACAAACCTCTACTTCACCAACGAGAGAGTTGATGATAGAGTTAACAACCTAATCAATGCTGGCACAGGTATATCTGCAACATATGATGATGCAGGTAATATGCTTACCTTAAGTGCAGTCCAGTCAGACCTTAACACTGACAACTTCACTGAAGGATCAACTAATCTATTCACAACTGCTGCTAGGACAAGGACTCACTTCTCTTATGGCACAGGTATTCAGTTAGATACTGGCACTCTATCAGTTACACAAGCAGATATAGACACAGACAACGTAACTGAGGGATCAACTAACCTCTTCTATACAGACGCAAGAGGTCGTGCATCATTCAGTGCAACTGGATCACTAGCATATAATGCTTCTACTGGTGTATTCTCATACACAACTCCAACTACTATTGCATCTCTATCCAACCATGATACAGATGATGTAGCAGAAGGATCAAATCTATACTACACAGATGAGAGAGTTGATGATAGAATCAATGCTCTAATCGTTGCTGGTACTGGTGTTACTAAGGTATATGATGATGCTGCTAATACATATACATTATCTGTCACTCAGGTAGATATTAATTCTGACAACGTAACTGAGGGATCAACAAATCTCTTCACTACTGCTGCTAGGACACGCACTCATTTCACATATGGTACTGGTATCACACACAGTAGTGGAACTCTATCTGTTACACAGGCAGATATTGATACAGATAATGTAACTGAGGGATCAACAAATCTCTTTACCACTGCTGCCAGAACAAGGACTCACTTTACATATGGCACAGGTATTTCACATTCGGGTGGAACACTTTCTGTTACTCAATCTGATATCGACACCGATAACGTTACAGAAGGATCCACAAATCTATTTACAACTGCTGCTCGCACTAGAGGACACATCTCTGTTAGTGGAGACCTAGCATACAACAGTAGCACTGGTGTTATCTCCTTTACTGAGAGAACTGATGCTGAAGTTAATACTCTTGCAGATGCAAGAATTACTGCTGCTGATACTGATGACCTATCAGAAGGATCAACCAACCTATACTTCACTAATGCTAGAGCAGATGCTCGTGTAACAGCAGGTATAACTGGAAAACTTGATGCTTCTGCTGTTAGTGCTTTCGGTCTAACACTTGTTGATGACGCAGACGCTGCTGCTGCCAGATCCACATTAGGATTGGGTAGTGCTGCTGTTGCTGCTACAGGAGACTTCGCTACTGCTGCACAAGGTACAACTGCTGACAATGCACTCGCTGCGTCTGCTGTTAGCACCTTCGGTGGTACTCTAATTGATGATGCTGATGCTGCTACTGCAAGGACAACTCTTGGACTTGGAACTGCTGCTGTTGCTGCAACTGGAGACTTCGCTACTGCTGCTCAAGGTACTAAGGCAGATGATGCAGCACCATTAGCATCTCCTACACTGACAGGTACACCAGCTGCACCTACTGCGGCTCAAGCAACTAACACAACACAGATTGCTACTACAGCATTTGTCCAGTCTAACTTGACTGCTGCATTACTTCGCACTGCTCTTGGTATTGTTTCAGCAGTAGACGATGCTGGATCTGGTCTTGCATCTGGAGAGATGTATTTCAATACCACTTCTAACACCTACGTACTTGTAGCATAATGGCAAAACCCAATACCAAAGCTGAATTAAAAGAATATGCTTTACGCAGGTTAGGTAAACCTGTACTAGAGATCAACGTCTCTGATGATCAATGCGATGATGCTATTGATTATACATTACAGAAGTTTCAACAGTTCCATTATGATGGTGCTGAAAGAGTCTACCTAAAGCATAAGATAACTCAGGCAGATATTGATAGAGCTGAAGCAACTGCTGATACTACAACTACATCATCTGCTGGTAATTCAGAGTGGAAAGAAAGGAATAACTATCTAGAGATACCACAACATATAATATCTGTTGAAGGACTATTCTCTTTCACTGATAAGGGTACTGCAAACATGTTTGATATTAGATATCAAATGCGTTTGAATGACTTGTATGATTTTACATCTACACAGTTTTACCATTACTATATGATTCAGCAGCATTTGGGTACAATTGATTTCTTATTGGAAGGTTTAAAACCTACTCGTTATGTCGCTACTCAGGATAGATTATATCTTGATATGGATTGGACAACTGACGTTGTGATAGATCAGTATATTCTTATCAAAGCATGGAGAGCATTAGATCCTACTACATGGACAGAGATCTATGATAACATGTGGGTAAAGGACTATACTGCTGCTAAGATTAAGAAGCAGTGGGGTCAGAATATGACCAAATTCCAAAACGTTCAGATGCCAGGTGGTGTCACGTTAAATGGAGAGATGATATACAATGATGCAGTCCAAGAGTTAAAAGATTTGGATGAGCAACTACGTACAGAATGGGAAACTCCACCACTTGATATGATAGGATAATGGCTACTAACACTTATTTTACTCAAGGCACTACAGGTGAGCAAGATTTAACACAGAGTCTTGTTAACGAGCAGATTAAGATGTTCGGTAGAGATGTATACTATATCCCTAGGACTTTAGTAAAACAAGATACGGTCTTCGGTGAAGATACGATGTCAAAGTTTGAGGGTGCGTATTTAATAGAAGCTTTTATTGAAGACAACTCAGGATTCAGAGGAGATGGTGACATGTTCACCAAGTTTGGTGTACAGATTGCTGACCAAGCAACCTTTGTTATATCAAGGACTCGTTTCACTGCTGCTGTTGACGATAATGCCACACTTATAGTAGAGGGTAGACCAAATGAAGGCGATCTCGTATACTTCCCTATGGCAAATAAGATCTTTGAGATCCAGTTTGTCGAATATGAAGTACCATTTTTCACGTTGGGTAAACAATACACTTGGGGATTACGATGTGAACTCTTCCAGTACAGCGACGAAGACATCGACACTGGAATCACAGAGGTTGATGCAATTGAGGTCAACTATGCCAATGCAATAAGTGTTAACGTTGCTGAAGGTGGTAGTGGAGACTTTGTTGCTGAGGAGATTGTTACAGGTGGTAACTCTAATGTAACTGCTACAGTTAAGTCTTGGAATAGTGCCACACGTCAGTTGGTACTGTATAATAGATCTGGTATCTTTAGTATACCTGAGACACTTACTGGTAATACATCTAGTGCTGCGTGGACAAGTGCTACATATAATACCATAAATAATCAGAATGATAATAGTGAAGTTAACTGGGCTGTTGAGACTCAGGCTGATGCTATTGTTGATTTCACTGAAACTAATCCGTTTGGTGAGTTTGGAAATAAAGGGAGTAGTATTTAATGTTAGGCACTTATTCTTATCACGAAATTATCAAGAAGACAGTTGTCGGTTTTGGTACTCTGTTCAATAATATTGAATTGCGTCGTGTGGTATCAGGAAAGACAGAGGTTATGAAAGTGCCTCTGGCATATGGTCCTCGTCAAAAATTCTTACAAAGATTGAATCAAGTAGGTCTTAATAAGACTAGTGTCCAGATTACCCTTCCTAGGATATCCTTTGAGATACAAGGGTTTAATTACGATGCAACTCGTAAAGTATCTCCTACTCAATACATCAGAAACACACAAGCTGATGGTAAAGAGTTTAAAAGTTTTATGCCAATACCATATAATTTGAATTTTGAATTGGCAATCATGGCAAAGAATCAAGACGATGGTCTTCAGATTCTTGAGCAGGTTCTACCTTTCTTCCAACCTAGTTTCAATCTTACATTGAATCTAGTTCCAACATTGGATGAGAAGAGAGACTATCCAGTCACTCTAACATCTATAGACTATGAAGATGTTTACGAGGGTGACTATGATACTCGTAGGACGTTAGTTTATACTATGCAATTTGTTGCTAAGACTTACCTATACGGTCCTGTCCAAGATAAGTCTGGTGAGGTTATTAAGAAGGCAATTCTTGACTACTCTACTAAGACTGAGTTAGCACCTAATGCACCACGTGAAGTGAGATATCAGGTAACACCTGAACCAATCACTGCTGACGCAGATGATAACTTTGGATTTAATGAATTGACAAGTGAGTTTGTTGATTCCAAACAATGGAACCCAGTGACGGAACAAGATGAAGCAGTTTGATGGGATCGAAGAAGCTTTGGACGTTGAGACATCTATCGTACCTAAAAAGGAGTCTAAGATGGAGATTGTACCAGCGACGACTTCGGAGCAACTCAAGAAAGACTATGACTACACGAGGGGGAATCTCTACTCGCTTATTGAAAAGGGTCAGGAAGCGGTGGACGGTATCCTCGAAGTGGCTCAGAGCAGTGATCAACCAAGGGCGTATGAAGTAGCAGCAACTACAATTAAAGCAGTTGCTGATGTTGCAGATAAACTTGCTGATCTTCACAAAAAAGTTAATGAAATTGAGAATCCAAAAGGATCCTCAGTAGATAAACAAGTTACTAACAACACCATGTTTGTTGGTAGCACAGCAGAACTTGCTAAATTTCTAAAACAAAAGCAAGATAAATAACTTAGTAAAGGTAACTTAAACCATGTCGGTATTAAATGTAATTGACACACAGACAATCAGTGCATCTGGTACTGGCTATATTGTAGTCAAGTCTG